AAGATGCGCATCCGCCGCTGGCGGGCGACGAGGTATTCGATCATCGCGCCCTCGCTCTGCCGCCAATCCGCAATCATATAGATCGCATCGCTCTTGAGCAGCAGCTTGACATCCTCGCCTATCTGATCCGCCCACTCCGCCTCGAAAGGCAATCCGTTACGGAGCGGACTGACAGGCTCGAAGCCGAAGCGCCGGATTTTCGCTTCCGCGGCCTGAAACTTGGAGATCACCTCGTCGATGGGCAGTCCGGTGATCTTCCCGCTGATGTAGATTTTCTTGATATCCATAGGTCAATCTTCGATTATGCTGCTGTCATGCAGCAGTCCCTTATAGCGGCGATCCCGGGCCGCCTTCGTGTCGAACTTCTCGAGCGTCCGCCATTCGGGAAACCCGAACTGCTTGTACTTGATTTTCGGCTGCGGGTAGTCGTCCTTGCGGACGATCATGAACCCCGCCTTCAGCACCTTGTTTTGCGAGTCTAAATTCATATCATTTTCTGTTTAGTGTTTTCCCTTCCCAGTAGCGTTTGGCCTCCTTTTCGTAGATCGTGCATTCCCCCTTCGGCCCGATGTAGCGACCTTTGCTGAACGCCTTGTGCCCCTCGACCCAGATTTTCAGCGACGCATCGTACATGATCTTCATCGCCGCGCGTCCTTCCGGGCGCTTGCCGTCGGCATGGCTGACGAAGATGAGCAGTTTGTTGCGATGGCGCTCCTTGAAGGCGATATACTCCTTGTAGCTCATCTGCGTGTATTGGAACGAATCGATCACCACGAAATCCCACGAGCGGGGTTTCGACAGAGCTTCGTCCATCTCGGCGAAGGTCATCGTCGCGTTGTACTGGAACTTCCGGCCGCACTCGTCCAACCGATAGCGGCGGATGGCGTCCTGCGTCGTGCCGCCCAGCCCCTCCTCCAACGGCAGGTAGAGCACCCGGCCGAACTGAGTCAGTTCCTTGCAGAAGGAGGCCACCGCCGAGGTCTTGCCGTTGCCCGAATTGCCCCAGAAGAAGACCACGCCCGTGCGGTCGATCTCGCCGACGCAGTCCGCCCAGATGCCGCCCGGGCGGATCGTCCGGCGCTTGAGCGTCAATACCTGTTTGGCTGATAGTGTGCGGCCCATTTGAACAGCGTTTGAACGGGGTTATTTCTTGATTTGGGCGAGCTTCTTGTTCTTGTGCACCGACTTGCGGACGCGCCGCATGTCGAAATACTCCTTCGGCTGCTTCTTGTCCCACGGATTCACGGACGTCGAGACCATCGTGCGGGCATCGGCCACCACCTCGGCGATCGCGCTGTCGGCAATCAGGCCGTTCGCCCGGCAGACGGCCGTCACCTCGTGGCGGGTCGCAGGGGTCAGGTCGATGAACCGCCGGCCGATGCGGGAATAGATTTCGTCGTAGCCCTTCTTGTCGTACTCTAATCCGATGCTCATGCGGCGCTTGATGTATTCGGTCGAGAGGAAGATGATGCCGCAGCGACCTTCAAGGGCATTGTAGATCGAAATGAAGTAGTAGAACACCGTATCCATCAGCTTGTCGCCCTCGTCGAAGACGAGCAGCGGACGGTCGAGCACACGCAGCGCGTCCGTCACGGCTTGGAGTTTCTCCCGCAGGCTCGTCTGGGCGAGCTTGAGACCGATGACGCGGGCCATTTCGCGAATGAAGTCCCCGCGCCGCATATCCTCCGAGCACGAGACGACGAACACGTTTTCATGCTTCGACGCGTAATCGTGCGCGGTCGTCGTCTTGCCGATGCCGGCATTCCCGACTACCCACGAGACGTTCTGATTCGCCTGCGCGTCGGAGAGCAGAACCGACAGCTCCCGGTAGGCGGTCGTTTCGCAGACGGCCCACTCCTCCGGATTGATCGGGGAGACCAGTGACCGAATGCGCAGGAACATCTCGTCGCTGATATTGTCGAACTTGCCGTTCAGAATCGCGCTGACCGTACCCGTGCTCAGACCGAGCGAATTGACCGCCTTGTTCTGGCTGGGATATTTGGACACATACGCCTGAAGCTGCGTCTGGACGGTCTGTTTCTCTTCG